ATTTGATTATTCAAATAATTTTAATTGGGGGTGAAGCTGGGCGTCAGTGTTTCCCCCAATATTTTATAGGAAATTAATATGGCTATCCCTGAACGAGTAAAAACTAAAATGAAAGAAGAGGGACTCAAGGGTGTTAATAAACCTAAGAAAACTCCTAATCATAAAACTAAATCACATTGTGTTATGGCTAAAGAGGGAGATACCTATAAATTTATCAGGTTTGGACAGCAGGGCGTTAGTGGGGCAGGTAAAGCTCCCAAGACGGCAAAAGATAAAGCCCGTAAAAAAAGTTACTACGCAAGACACGATGCACAGGGGAAACCCTCAAGCAAACTCTCAGCAAAATACTGGTCCCACAAAGTCAAGTGGTAGAAAAATAGATATAAGGATATAAGTTATGGCAAAAGAATCACTACGTGAGCATCTTAATCGAAAGCTCAAAGAAAAAGGCACTACTCTAAAAGCAGAAAAAGCTAAAGCTAAGAAATATAAAAGTATTGCAGAAGCTAAAAAAGCTAAGAGCCTTTACTATACTGATAAGAATGGTAAGGTAATGGCAGCAGTTTATGCCACAGACTTAAAAGACAAAGATGGATTAAAAACTTCTCTTCGTCCAAAGCTTCGTCCAACACCTAAAGCCCCTAAACCTGCAGATAACCCTGTTAGACCAAAAACTGGTCCTAAAGAAGAAGTAAAACGCAGGGTAACAAATAAAAATAAAAACCCTGATGAATTAAATACAGAAGCTTTTAATAGTGTAAAACAAACTGGTAGAAAAGGTGTTTCTCTTACAAAAGAGGAACTAAAACAAATGTCAGAATATTACCCTAGAGATAACAAGAACAAAGGTGGCATGATGAAAAAGAAATCTGCTTATAAAGCAGGTGGCATGGCAATGGTAACAGACCCTAAGACAGGAAAGAAAATCCCTGCATTTGCTGCTGATGGTAAAGGTAAGATGAACAAAGGCGGCATGGCTAAAAAGAAACCTACAGCTAAGATGATGCATGGTGGAATGGCAGCTAAGAAAAAACCAACAGCTAAAAAGATGATGGCAGGTGGTATGGCTAAAAAGAAACCTACAGCTAAGAAAATGATGGGTGGCGGGTCTACTGGTTATATGTATGGTGGAATGACTAAAAAGAAAAAATAATGCATAACGGGGTTGCAACCTTGTATGTAGTATGATAGTATAAAGTATGGTATAACTCTTCTGTGGTCAAACAGAGGAGATATACCATGTTTAAAAAATTTATTAAAGCTATTCAAGAAAGCCAAATGCGTAGAGTACAATACTGGCAATTAAATAATATGTCAGATGCAGCATTAAAAGACATAGGAGTTACACGTGGTGAAATCAAGCAAAGGTTCTACGGCAAAGACGCCATCTAAAACAAAACCTAAAAGAGCTTACTCTAAAGGTGGATCAACTGTAAATGCTGCAGGCAATTATACTCAACCGGGAAAACGTAAACAAATTTTTAATCGTATAAAAGCTGCTGGTAAAGGTGGCGCACCGGGTCAATGGTCAGCACGTAAAGCACAGATGGTTGCTAAAGCTTATAAGGCTGCAGGTGGTGGGTACAAGTCGTAATGGCTAAAGACCCTAAAGTTGGCACAGGCAAAAAACCTAAAGGTAGTGGTAGAAGACTTTATACTGACGAGAATCCTAAAGATACTGTTAGTATAAAGTTTGCTACTGTTAAAGATGCTAAAGCAACTATAGCTAAAGTTAAAAAAATAAATAAACCATATGCACGTAAGATTCAAATACTAACAGTGTTAGAGCAACGTGCAAAAGTTATGGGTAAGACTGAGGTTGCTAGACTTGCAAAGCAAGCAAAGTCACAATTAAAAAAACAAAAGGATGTTACACCATGAAAGTAAATGCACCTAAAGGTTATCATTGGATGAAACAAACTGATGGTAGTTTTAAATTAATGAAACATGATGGTAAATTTGTTGCTCATAAAGGAGCAAGCCTTACTGCTAATTTTGCTATACAAAAGAAACATAGTAATGGTAAAAAGTAAAAAGAAACCTGCTAAGATGAATACAGGAGGTTTAGCTAAAAGTCAAAAAAGTCTTAAGTCTTGGACTAAGCAGGATTGGAGAACTAAGAGTGGTAAGCCTTCTACACAAGGGGCTAAAGCTACTGGGGAAAGATATTTACCTGCTAAAGCTATTAAGTCTCTTAGTGATTCTGAGTATGCTGCTTCAACCAGTGCCAAACGAAAAGGCAAGGCTAAGGGTAAACAGTTTGTGGCTCAACCTAAAAAAGTTGCAGCCAAAGTAAAACCTTACAGGAAAATAAAATGAGAAACTTAACAGAGAAACAACAAAAGTTTTTAGATGTTCTTTTTGAAGAAGCTAAAGGTGAACCTGCTCAAGCTAGAAAATTAGCTGGGTATGCGGAAAATGTTTCTACTTCTTCTATTGTAAATGCTTTGCAAGAAGAAATTGCAGAAAGAACTAAAAAGTTTATTTCTACTACAGCCACTAAAGCTGCATACTCTATGAAACATATTATGGATAATCCTACTGATCTTGGTAATAAAGAAAAGATAGTGGCAGCAAAAGATATTCTTGATCGTGGTGGATTTAAAGCTACAGATAAAGTAGAAGTATCTACTTCTAATCCTTTATTTATACTACCGCCTAAAGATGAGTAACATAGGTAAAATGTGGGAGTTACCTGCACCTAGAGAAGATGAAGAGTTTGAATGGCGGTCAGTAGTAAGAGTAGGCAGACTAATACCTTTTGGGTATGAACAAGACCTTGAAGATAAAGATATACTTAGACCTATACCAGAAGAGTTAGAATTACTAGAAGAAGCTAAAAAATACCTCAAACAGTATAGTTACAGAGATGTATCAGCTTGGTTAAGTGAACAATCTGGTAGGTACATATCTCATGTAGGATTAATGAAGAGAGTAAAAATTGAACGCAAACGTAAGAGAGAAGCTGCAGCACAACGCCACCTTGCTGAAAAATACAAAGCCGCCCTCGAAAAGGCGAAAAAACTCGAAGAAGAAAGACTCGGTGGAAAAGACCTCAAGTGTTGCACAAATAACACAGTCGGAGAGTTACTCTAAAGAAGATGTAATCTTTGAACCTAACCCCGGTCCTCAGACTTCTTTTTTGTCGTCAACAGAACAAGAAGTTCTTTATGGAGGTTCTGCTGGTGGAGGTAAAAGTTATAGTTTAGTAGCAGACCCAGTAAGATATTTTTCTAATCCTAGTGCTAGGATGTTGTTAGTTAGACGTAGTACAGAAGAACTAAGAGAACTTATTTCTGTTTCTAAACAGCTATACCCAAGGGCTGTTCCCGGAATTAAGTTTATGGAGAGAGATAAGACTTGGGTAGCCCCATCAGGCGCAACACTGTGGATGAGTTACCTTGACAGAGATGATGATGTTATGCGTTACCAAGGCCAAGCCTTTAACTGGATTGGATTCGATGAGCTTACACAATGGCCTAGCCCTTATCCTTGGGATTATATGAGGTCAAGGTTACGTACTAATAAAGATAGTAAGCTACCTTTATACATGAGAGCCACTAGTAACCCCGGAGGTCCGGGCCATCAATGGGTTAAAAAAACTTTTATTGATCCTCAAACACCTAACAAATCTTTTTGGGCTACAGATATAAACACTGGTGAAATAGTAGCATGGCCTAAAGGACACTCAAGAGAAGGTGAACCTTTATTTAAACGTAGGTTTATACCTGCTACTTTGTTTGATAATCCATACCTAGCAGAAGATGGTATGTATGAAGCAAACCTTTTATCTTTGCCAGAGCATCAACGTAGGCAACTACTAGAAGGTGATTGGGATATAAATGAAGGTGCAGCATTTCCTGAGTTTAATCGTAGTATACATGTTATAGAACCTTTTGAAATACCTAGTAACTGGGTTAAGTTTAGAGCTTGTGACTATGGGTACGGTTCTCATACTGGTGTTGTATGGTTAGCAGTAACTCCTTCAGAACAAATTATAGTATATAGAGAAATGTATGTAAGTAAAGTTATTGCTACAGATTTAGCTGACATGATCTTAGATGCAGAACAAGAGGAGAAAATAAGATATGGAGTTCTTGACTCTTCTTTGTGGCATAATCGTGGCGATACTGGCCCATCTCTTGCTGAACAAATGATTATGAAAGGTTGCAGATGGAGGCCATCAGATAGATCAAAAGGTTCTAGAGTAGCTGGCAAGAATGAATTACATAGACGATTACAGGTAGATGAGTTTACAGAAGAACCTAGACTTGTGATATTTAATAATTGCAAAAATTTAATTTCACAGTTACCTGCATTACCTTTAGATAAAAATAACCCTGAAGATGTAAATACACATGCCGAAGACCACTTGTATGATGCGTTAAGGTATGGCATAATGACAAGACCAAGAAGTAACTTGTTTGATTACAACCCTGCTACTAGTACAGGGTTTCAAGTAAGTGACCCCACTTTTGGATATTAAGGAAATAGTATGGAAGAAGAATTTGAAGAAACAATGGATTCACAAGAGTCTACAGCTTTAACTGACAGTGAAGAAGATTCTTATTCTGATCCTCTTTCAGGTACAATAGTTAGCCTAGTCAAAAGCAGGTATTCAAAATCTTCTGTAGCTAGAGACACTGAAGAACGTAGGTGGTTACAAGCCTATCGTAATTATCGTGGATTGTATGGACCTGATGTACAATTTACTTCTACAGAAAAATCACGTGTATTTGTTAAAGTAACTAAAACAAAAGTACTTGCTGCTTATGGGCAGATCATAGATGTTTTATTTGGCAACAATAAATTTCCTATTAGTATTGAACCTACTACCTTACCTGAAGGTGTTGCAGGATCAGTACACTTTGAAACTGATGATAACATTAAAAAGGCAACAGGGCCAACAGAAGAAGATATGCAACTTCTTCCGGGTGAAACCTATCCTCAACTACAAGAACGTCTTGCAGGGCTACAGGATAAGCTAGAGCCTGTACTTGATATCCTCAAAGAAGGACCGGGAAGTACACCTACCCAAGTAACTATTCATCCTGCAATGATTGCAGCTAAGAAAATGGAAAAGAAAATCCATGATCAACTTGAAGAGTCTAATGCTAATAAACAATTACGTGTAACTGCATTTGAATGTTCTTTGTTTGGTACAGGGGTTATGAAAGGTCCATTTGCTATGGACAAGGAATACCCTAATTGGAATGATGAAGGTGAATATTCTCCTACTATAAAAACTATCCCACAAACTTCTTCTGTTTCTATTTGGAACTTTTATCCTGATCCTGATGCAATTAATATGGATGAAGCAGAGTATGTAATTGAACGACATAAAATGTCTCGTTCTCAAATGCGATCACTTAAGAGCCGACCTTTCTTTAGAGCAAACTCTATTGACTCAGCTATTGATGTTGGAGAGTCCTACACAAAAGAATGGTGGGAACAAGCAATGGAAGATGATGCTCAAGAAGCTAAAGCTGAAAGGTTTGAAGTCCTTGAGTTTTGGGGCAATGTAGATATAGATGTTCTTGAAGGGCATGATATTGATATACCTAAAGAATTAAAAGGTTTAGATGAAGTAAGTGTAAATATTTGGATTTGTAATGATCAAGTATTACGTCTTGTTATGAATCCCTTTACCCCTACACTTATTCCTTACTATGCAGTACCCTATGAGATTAATCCTTACAATATCTTTGGTGTAGGTTTAGCTGAGAATATGGATGATACTCAAACTCTTATGAATGGGTTTATGCGTATGGCTGTAGACAATGCAGCCTTAAGTGGTAATATGCTCATTGAGGTAGATGAAACTAACTTAGTACCGGGTCAAGACCTATCAGTATACCCCGGCAAAGTCTTTCGTAGACAAGGGGGTGCACCCGGACAGGCTATCTTTGGTACTAAGTTTCCTAACGTATCTAATGAAAACATGCAGATGTTTGATAAAGCCAGAGTACTTTCTGATGAATCTACAGGGTTTCCCAGTTTTGCTCATGGGCAAACGGGGGTGTCAGGTGTCGGACGTACAGCTTCTGGCATTAGTATGCTTATGTCTGCTGCTAATGGTTCTATACGAAATGTAGTTAAGAA